GTAAGAGCAGCATTATGTTGGAAAGCAGAAATAGCAATTTTAGCAAGACAACATAACGATGCAAATGTTTTGTGCTTACCAGCAAGGTTTTTAGAAACAGAAGAAGCTTTAAATATAGTAGAAGTATTTTTAGAAACAGAATTTGAAGGTGGAAGACATCAAAATAGAATTAATAAAATAAATCCAAATATATGAGCCAAAATGGATATCATTTAAGTCAAATACAAAAGGGTAAACTTGGAACTATATCTAAAATTCAAGAAGAATTAGATGAATTAAAAGATGCTGAAAAACAACAATCAAAAATAATGATGATGGTTGAATTATCGGATTTATATGGAGCAATAGAAGAATATTGTAATCAGCAAAATATAACTATGGAAGATTTGAAAATATTTTCAGATATAACAAAAAGAGCATTTAAAAATGGAAGAAGGTAAAATAAATTGGAAAAGATTAATGTCTGCAATTGATTATAATAATCAATTTGGATATAAATTTTTAGATTTAGATTGGTGTGTAGATGTTGAAACTTCTGCTATAACGAAACCAGATTATAAAAAAGATTTTTATATAAATGATAAAGTTTTAGTTGCATCAGCGGAACAATCATTTTTACAGATGATTTTTGATGGTGAATTAGAATCAGGTAAATATTGTGGTATAACACCTTGTTTTAGGGATGAAATACCAGATGAATTACATTTAAATTATTTTATGAAAGTTGAATTAATAGATACTTTAAATTCAAATAAGAATGGTTTAGAACAAATGATTTTTTGTGCGGAAAATTTTTATAAAAAGTATATTAATATAAAAACTATTGAAATAGGTGACAACCTATATGATATAGAAACTGAATCTGGAATAGAATTAGGTTCTTATGGAATTAGAAAAACTATAGTAGGTGATTATGTATTTGGGACAGGTTTGGCTGAACCAAGATTAAGCAAAGCAATTAGTAAGGAATGAGCATTTATGATAAAATAGAGAAGATATTGAAAGAAATGTCTATACCTTATTTAGATGTCAATGAAGAGTCTAAAATAAAATATGCTGAAGTTTTCACTCCTATTTGGTTAATTGATGAGCAATTAGATACTTGTTTTCATAAAGATGATTTTTCAAATCCTAATCTTAAATGGTTAGATCCATCTAATGGAATTGGTAATTATACATTAAGATTAATTCAAAAATTACTTATTGGATTAGAAGTTTCTTTTAAAGATGAAATATTAAGGTATAAACATATAATAGAGAATATGATTTATGTGTGTGAAATACAACCTATGAATATGTTTGCTTACCTCTATTTTATAGATCCAAATTCAGAACATAATAGTAATTATTTTACTGGTTCTTATTTAGATAAGAGTTTTAAAAATCATGTTGAAACCGTTTGGAAATTAAAAGAATTTGATAGAATTATAGGAAATCCACCTTATCAAAAAAAAGATAGTGGTGCAAAAGCTTCTGCTAAACCTATTTATAATCTTTTTATAGAAAATTCTATTGAACTTCTTAATAAAGAAGGTGTTTTATCATTTATTACTCCTTCAAGATGGTTTGGCGGCGGCAAAGGATTAGATTCATTTAGAAAGAAAATGATGTCCTCTAATAAAATTTCATTTATTAAACATTTTGAAGATGAAAAGATAGTTTTTGGTAAAAATGTTGGTATACAAGGTGGAGTATCATATTTTAGATTTCATAAATCTTATAATGGAAATTGTTTATTTAATGGTGTTAATATAAAGTTAGATAATTTTGATGTTATTGTATCAAAAACTGATTCATTAAAATTTATTACTAAATTTATAGGCAAGCAGAGCATTAAAAATATTTTTAACTCAAGATCATTATATCAAATACAAACAAACGATAAGCGTCTTAATGATAATCAAATTAATATGGATTATGTAAAATGTTATGTTTCGCAGAAAAATGGATTTACTAAATGGATAAAACGAACTTTACTTAAAAATCCTATTTCTGATAAATGGAGAGTCCTTACACCAAGAGCTAATGGTAAATCTGGAAGTGGATTTGGAAATATATTCATCTCTGAGCCAGGTGAATTTTACTGCGATACTTATATTTCGTTTATTGCTGAAAGTGAATTAGAAGCTAAATCTATTCAAAGTTATTTAAAAACTAAATTTGCTAATTACTTACTTTCAGTAAGAAAGGTAAGTCAAGATATAAGTTCTGAAACTATAAAGTGGATTCCAATAGTTCCTTTTGATAGAATATGGACAGATGATATTTTAGTTGATTATTTTAACTTAACAGAAGAAGATATAAAATTATTAAAAATCTAATGAATTTAAAAAAGTTATATAAAGATATAATACAAGATTATAATAACGGTAATTATGAAATATATAATTTTTCTTCAAAAAAATTTAAATTTCAAGAAGAAGAATCTGCATTATATGCTATGAATTTTTTAATTTGGAAATTTATGAAGTCAAAAAAAGATGATAGATGGCAAAATATTTTAAATTTTGTAATAATACCTGAAACTGTTATTAATATTAATTTTGATTTAATCAATTTTGAAGATTTTTTTAAGTTTATGATAGAAACAAAAAAAATTAATTAAATATATAACTTGAAAAACATAAAAAAAAATTATGAAATTAAAACCCGAAGTTAATAATATTATTTCACATCTCTTGAAAATCGAAGATGCTAATAGTTTTAAATGTATGAATTTATTGGACTATTTTATAGATAAATATCCTGATGCTCCGGGTTCATCATATAACCATCAATCTTATGATGGTGGATATTATAAACATATATCAGATATTTTAGATTATGCTGCTAAAATGTATAAATATCTTTCAAAAAGAGGAAAATTAGATTTCAGTTTATCTGATGCAATTTTAGTTTTATTTCTACATGATATTGAAAAACCAATAAAATATTGTCCTGTTTTAGTAAAAACAGGCTTTGTTGACGAAAATGGTATTATTGAAGAAGAAATTTATGAATATGAAGCAAATTCGGATTCAGATATCAGAGCGAATTTAATAAATCGTTTCGATATTCGTTTAAATGACGAACATAAATTAGCACTAAAATATATTCATGTAGAAGGTGATGACTACAGAAAAGATAAAAGAGTTATGTCACCTTTAAGTGCTTTTTGTCATTGTTGCGATGTAATAAGTGCGAGAATATTCTTTGAATAAAAAAATCCTCTCATTTGAGAGGATTTTTTTATTTATTTTTAATATTGTGTTTGATATTTTCTAAATCTTTTTTTATTTGTAAAAGTTGATTATAAGAATCTATATCTTTTTTATGAGTTTTAGTAAGTAAAGGTTCTATAACTTCTAAATGATTTTCAACATCTTTATGCATCATTTTCATGAAACTTTCAACCGAACTTATGGATTCATTAAAAATAGATTCTTTCTTTTCTTCTGTTTCCTCTGCCGCCTCAATTTTGTCGTTTATTTCGTCTTTAGATAAAAATTGCATAGTTTTTGTTACATTATTAAAATGTGGTTTATTAATATTTGGAAGATCATGTATGTCATCTTCATTTTTATTAAATGATCTTTTAATCTTTTTTAATTCTTCTTTTTCTTTTTTAGGATCAAAATCTCTAAAATGGTTTAGATATTTTGTTTTATATTGTGGTGTGTTTGTCTTTTCCATATTGTATATATTTTATTTTAATTTATATTGTGGTGTGTTTGTCTTTTCCATATTGTATATATTTTATTTTAAAATTGCATTTAACATATCTATTATTTGATGCCCGATTAAAAAATGTATATTCAATAATTTATCAACATCAACAGTTTTTGTTTTATCAAATAATTTGAATATGAATCTATAAAATACTTTATCATCAACATCTTTTTCTTTTGAGATGGTTAAAGTAAAATTATAATCATTATTATTATTCACCACATTTATATCAAAATCAAAAGTAGTTTCATAACAAGGTCTAATTTTAAATTTAGGATTGTAATTTACATTACCTATACTGAAATTTTCTATATTATTTAATTTAAAATAATGTGAAATTAATAAACCAGGTGTATCTATAAATTCTGAAAGCGTTTGTATGTCTTTGCCAAATTTATTAGAATTAATAATTTTTTTAATTTTTCTTTCTAAATCAAAAGTATCTTGAAATTCAACTGTGTGATAAATACAATTTATATCATAAAGATAGATAAATGAATTATCTTCAATTTGATCTTTATTTAAGTCAGTTTTGAAAATAAATTTTGTGTGTATAATTAAAGTGTCTTGAACTTGTAAATCATGAATCGAAATAACCAATTTTAAAAATTTTTCATCTTTTGATTTTTCATAAACCGTATCTACGGTTTTAACAAGTCCTTTCTCATCTTGGAATATTTCTTTAAATAATGTTTTAATTTCTGAAACTTTCATTAAGTATATATATTTTTATATAAAGGAGAAAACTATTTTTTATATATAATTAAAATAATTAAAAATAATTAAATTTTATGAATACAAATTATGATGATCTAGGGTTTACTCCTAGAAATCAATTAAAAAAGAGTTTGAATCTAGGAGAAACTAATATGGACGTAAACTATGAATATTTAATTGATCAAGCTAAAAAATTAGAATTAGACAAAATAGATTTTGAAAATTCTGATTATGATAAAATTTACAAAAAAGAGGATAAACAAAAAGTTTATTTTTGGATTAGAGTTTATCTTTCCAAAGAAAGTAAAATAGAACCTGGTGATATTGTTACTATGAAATATATTACAACCGGAGAGGAATTAGAAACAATCTTTATATGTTATGCAAAAAAGGGCACAGGTCATATTGACTATGAAGATGGCGAGCCAGTTGTGACTAATTACAATGCTGAAGATGATACAAAATGCCTTTGTTTAATGGTTGATGAAGAAAGAATTAATTATAATTCAGATGATATACCTTTTATTAGAAAATTATTCAGAATAGGAAGATATTATGAATATGAATTAGTTAAAAGAAGTGAATTAATTTTAACAATTGATAAAACTGAAGAAAAATTGGATTATTATGATATAGAACTTTAAAATAATAAAATTATCGAATTTTCGCTAATTTTATTTAAACTTCTATTTAAAAATGTAATATATAATAAAGATTGAAAAATTAATCACTCCTTATTTGGCTGTTTCAAAAAACAGCTCAAAAAAAAAATTCCTAATGCAAAACACAAAAATTTACAACGAACTCATTCAAAAAATGAGAAGCTTTTTTTTGGAAAAAGGTTTCGTGGAAGTTCCAACACAGTCAAGAACTTCAATTTTAGCAGCGTGTGAAAATCCACATTCTGTTATGACTTTCCAGTTAGACGGACAAGTATGGCCACTTAAACAAACAGGACAAATGGATCTTGAAGAAGAACTATTAAAGAATCCAGAATGGCCAGGATGTTTCTGTTTAACTACATCTTATAGAGATGAAAAAAATCCAATTTCAGGTCGCCATGCAAAAATATTTCCTATGTTTGAATTTGAACTTAAAGGTGGATTTGAAGAATTAAAAAAACTTGAAAATCAATTATTAAATTATCTTGGCTTTGGTTCGCCAGTTGAAGTCAAATATGATGAAATATGTGAAGAATATGGTGGTGTTAAAATTTTAGAAGATGAACATGAAACAAGAATGAAAAATGAACTTGGAAAATGTATCTCATTACAGGAATTTCCCTTGCGCACGAACCCCTTCTGGAACATGGCTTCCAGAGGTGATGGAACATTTAACAAAATAGATGTCATTTTATACGGACAAGAAACTATCGGTTCAGCCGAGAGGTCTTGTAATCCAGAAGAAATGAGAGAAATGTTCTATACAATAATGGATGGTGAGTATGCATCGAAATTATTTCAATTATTCGGAAAAGAAAGAGTTGAAAAAGAATTAGAAGATTTTCTTTCATATAATTTCTTTGAGCGTTCAGGTGGTGGTATAGGCATGACCAGGTTAAGTAGAGCATATGAATTATTGAAGCAAGAAAAATTAGAATTAGTTTAAAATAAAAGATAATTTAGGCTAAAATTAATAAGAAAAGCGACTAAAAATTAGTCGCTTTTCTTTATTTTAAAAGTATTTAAGAAGAATTAAACTTTAATAATTTCTATATCTATACATGTCATGTTAATTGAAAGTCAATATTTAAGTCATACTAAAAAATTAATTTTATCTTTTGTTGATAAGACGGGTAAGATTAAATTAAAAACATATGACTGGCCTAATCCACAGAAGTATCAAAACTGCGATGCTTCTGATCCAGAAAAACACCCAACTTTAACTTCTTGGGAAGGAAAACCTGTTAAAAAAGTTTCTGCTGGCTATCCAGATAGATATGCAATTTATGAATTTTTAGATGCTTTACCGGAAAATGAGAAAAAAGAAATATTTGAATATAACGAACCTGAAATATATTTTGTCGATATAGAAACTGCACTGGATCCCCTTACTGGTGGTTATTCTCAACCAGAAGACCCAAATGGACAAATACTTTCTATATCAGTTGTTTATGCTGATAAGATCATTCTAATGGGATTAAAAGAAATGTCACAAGATATGCAGAAAAGAATAATTGATGGCACTAATGAGTATTTCGAAAATTATAATAGTCATTATAAATTTAAGTATATAAAATTTGATGATGAATTTGATATGCTTAAAACTTTTTTTTATGATATGGTCCCAAAAATGACATGTATTACAGGTTGGAACTTTATAGGTTATGACTGGATGTATTTAGTAAATCGTGCTAGAAAAATTAATAAAATAGTTAATGGTGAGCAATTAACAATTGATCCTAATGTTTCTTCTCCTACTAAAAGATTAAATAATATATTTATGACTAAATATGAATTGCCAGCACATAGGATGATATTTGACTATATGCAGCTATATGAAATATGCGATACTTCAATTAAAGTTAAAGAATCATCTTCATTAGATTATGTGTCTAGTAAATTAGTTGGTGTTAATAAAATTAAATATAGTGGTAGTTTATCTAAATTATATGATGAAGATTTTGAAAAATTCATGTATTACAACTGCGTTGACTCTGTTTTGGTTCAAAAAATACATGAATCTAAAAATTATGTTTCAATAGTATTTGCGATTTCTTCTTTATCTAAAATACAAATTAAAGATGTAATTAATTCTGCAAAAGGAGCATTAGCCTCTCTTGCTATTACTGAAGGAGTTTTGAGAGATAGATTTAGAGATATGGAAAATATTGTAATCTTTAAAAATGAAGATAGAGCATCATTTGATGATGGTGAAGCCGGGCTTGCCGGTGGTTGGGTTAAGGATCCTGTAACTGGTATGCAGCAGTGGGTTGTTTGCTTCGATTTTTCGAGCTTGTACCCAACAACCCAACGTCAGTTCTTTATTGCTCCTGAAAATTTTGTTGGACTTCAAAATCCAGAAAATCCTTCAGTATGCACTAATGGGGCGGTTATTAATAAAAATGAACATGTAATTTGTGTAAATGGTGTCGTATTTAAGAAACGTATGTCGCCGACTTTAAAAATGCTTGAAGATGTTTATGCTGATAGAAAAAAAGCAAAGAAAGTCATGATGTCAAAAAAAGAGGAATATAAAAAAATTCAAGATGAAATAAAAAAACTTGAAGATGAAATAAAAAATATGATATAAGAGAATGATATACTTTTGTAACAAACACAAATTTTCATTTTAATATACATATTATGGAAAAAGAAATATGGGTAAATATGAAATATCCTTATGAAAACTATATGATATCATCATATGGTTTTGTTAAAAATATAAAAAATAATTGTATTCTCAGTTTAAATGACAATAAAATAGGATATATAAGAATTAATTTATCTAATGGTAAAGGTAAGAAGTACCTATTATATAGATTAGTAGCTGAATATTTTATTGACAATTTTGATGTAAAATATAAAATAAATCATATAGATGGTAATACATTCAATAATAATGTATCTAATTTAGAATTATGCACCATAAAAGAAAATAATAATCGTAAAATTTTTAAGGCTTTGAGAAAAAAATTTGCTTTAAGTATTTACGATAAGATAAATACTAATAACGATTTTGTAGATATAGTAGGTCGTTGGTATAATTCTCCTATTGAATTAACAGAATTATCATTTGAAATAACCACTAAACCTGATAAATTAGGAAATAAAAAAACTATTAATCTTGTATTATTCAGGAGGAATTTCAATGGTCAAGATTTTGATAAGGAATTTAAGTATTATCCAAATAAATATTACCAGAATATAATTAATTCATGTGTAAAATCTATGATGCGAGATATGAGTATTGATAAGATTTTAGAAGATTAAAACATAACTTAATTTAAGAATATAATTAGTATGTCTATAAGAAAAGATTTAATAAAATTTACACCTCGTGTCGAACAGCAAAAAGCACTTGAATATCTTAAAACCGTTATACAGAAAAAACCTGATAATAAGTTTTTCATGTTTAATATGGCTGTCGGTATCGGCAAAAGTCACTTTGCAGTTATGGCGGCTGACTATATTACTACACATGTTTTTAAAGATGCTAAAGTTGATATAATTACTGCTGGTAAATTACTACAAGATCAATATGAAGGAACCTACGATGAAATCAAATCATTAAGAGGTAAAGATAATTATGAGTGTGTGCAGTATGCCTGCTCTTGTGAAAAAGGTAAAGAATTTAATAGGTTAAATAAAACTAAATGTGAGTTTTGTCCTTATGATTCCGCTAAAATACAATACATGACATCGGAAGTTAATTTAACTAACTTTCATCTTTATTTGATAAACGCCATCTATGGTTCAAAAATGTTTGAAGAAAGAGAATCGAGATTATTGATTGTAGATGAATGTCTGCATCCTGATACAGAAATAACTATGTCAGATGGTTCTAAAAAGAAAATAAAAGATATAGTAGAAGGTGAATTAGTAATAACTATAAATGAAGAAACTAACAAATTAGAAGTTAAACCTGTAGTAAAATTACATCATAATTTAAATAAAGGCGTTCAAATGTATGAAATTGAAATGGAAAATGGTGATATTATAAAAATTACTGGTAACCATAAAGTTAAATTGATTGACGGTACATGGAAAAAAGCCGAAGATTTGAAGGAAGATGACGAGATTTTATATATAAATGAAAAGATTGAATCACATGAATTTGACAATAGAGGAAAAGAATATAATATATGATTTCATAGCAAAAAATAAAGTAAAATTTATATATAAAAAGGAAGAAAATGATAAAGTAAATGCTTTAAATGTTTTATTAAACAAAGTTTGTAATTTACAATTCCAAACTTTGGAAGAATGTTTTTTATTTCTTACAGAAAATTGGGATAAAAAGTGTAAAAATTCAAAATGTAATCGCAGCAGAAAAATCGGTAGTTTATTTCCTAATAGAATAGATTTTATTAATGTTGAGAAAAAGTATGGTATATATAAATTTTGCGATAACACATCTTGTAATTATGAATCTATTTCACATAGACAGAGTGGTGAAAGCAACACCTGTCATAGGATGACAGAGAAATCCTTTAAATCTATGTGTTTAAAAAATTCATTAAAAATGAAACAAAATATAAAGGAAGGTAAATTTATACCAAATATAACTAATAGTTGGGCTAAATCAAGGTGTGATATAGAATTTTATAGAAATAATGACATAGTAAAAATAAAAACTAGATCTACATGGGATGCTTATTTTCAATTATATAATCAAAATATTTTCTATGAAAAATTAATAATTACTTATAAAATTAATAAAGAAGAGCATAATTATATTGTCGATTTTGTCGATTATGATAATAAAATTATTTATGAAATAAAACCAAATTCTACAATAAATACACCTAAAAATAAAGCAAAAATTAGATATGCGAGAAAATGGGCGAAAAATAATGGTTATAAATTAATTATTATAAATGATAATTGGTTTAGAAAAAATTATGATGAAAATTTAATCAAAGGACAACCTTGTGAAGAAAAAATGAGTAAAAATTTAAAACAATTTATATGAAGATTAAAAGCATAAAGAAAATAGATTATAAGGAAGATGTTTATAATCTTCATATACAAGATAATCACAATTATTTTGCAAATAATCACTGTGTGAGCAATTGTCATGAATTTGATGATGTAATGTCGGATTTTATTTCTATTAAAATAACCGAAACTGTAGTAAAAAAGTTTAAATTTGCTAATGAAAATCAAATAATAAAGGCATTAAAAGATGTTGTAAATATTGAAACTTATATTGAATTTTTACGTTTCTTTTTAGATGAAATAGTTAATACTATGGCTGAAATTGAAGCCGCATTATCCTCTGGAAGAGGTAATTCTTTTTCTGGTAAAAAAGATATGAGAGATATGAAAATTAATGCTATTCTAGATTTAGAATCTAATGATGTTAAATTCATGCAACTTGTAACTGATTTACGACAGTATTCTACTAAAATAGCAGTATTCTTAAAGGAATATGAGGCTAATCCTTCTAATTGGGTTGTAGAATCGCAATATAACGAGAAAACAAAAATAAATGAATTATCTTTAGAACCTATTTGGGCCAAAGATTATTTAGATAAATATGTTTGGTCTAACTATGATATGGTTATTCTAATGTCTGGAACTATTTTAGATAAGACTTTATTTGCTACTTTAAATGGAATAGATGTAGAAAGGTCTGTTTATTATTCTGCACCATCTCCTTTTCCATTAGAAAATAGGAAAATATATTATATGCCACTTGGTAAGATGTCTTATACTAAAAAAGAGGAAACATTTAAAAGTTATGTGCCATTTTTTACAAAGGTGTTAAAAAAATATTCAGATGTTAAAGGAATTATCCATACTAATTCATTTGAATTGTCTAAATGGATAGAAGATTCTGTCAAAGATTCAAGATTAGTATTTCATACTTCGGCAAATAAAGAAGAAATGTTAAGACATCATTTTACTAGTGATAAACCAACCGTTATTGTAAGTCCTTCTGTATCAACCGGAGTAAGTTTTGATCATGAAAAAAGTCGTTTTCAGGTTATAGCAAAAATACCTTATCCTTCGTTAGCTTCGCAGAAAAATAAAATGAGGCAAAAAACTTATCCAGAGTGGTACGCATATAGGACTATTGCGGGGATAATCCAGGCATGCGGACGTTCAATTCGTTCTCACACAGATTATGCTGATACAATAATAATTGATTCATGTTTCGGAGATATATTGAAATATTCTAGCCATTTTTTCCCTAACTGGGTTTTGGAATCAATTAAAACTATAAAATAGTATGTGAGAGGAACACCATATCTTAAAAAATAATATAAAATATATTCCTCAAATGAAATTTGATGGATGTATAAATATAAATAAATTGCCTTTTGATTTTTATTTACCAGAAAAAAATATATGTATAGAATATGATGGCGAACAACATTTTCGAAATATATTTAGTGACAAATCTTTTAAAGAGACAAAAATAAATGATAATATAAAAGATGAATTTTGTATTAAAAATAATATATTCTTAATAAGAATACCATATTTTAAATTTGAAGAAATCAATAATATATTAATTAATATATAAAAATATGAAATTTAATTTTATTAAAAAAATGGATGAATATTTTGAAATGCTTCTTGAGGCATTTCAAAATCCAGTTAAAATAAACTGGGTTGATAAACCAAACCATCTTATTGGATTGTTTCAAGTTGGAACAAATATATATCAAATAGATTGTCTTGAAAAGGGAAATAATATATGGAAATATGATTTTTATTTTTATAAAGATAAAGAAATGAGCCCAAATATGACTAATCTTGAAAGCGATAAATATAAAGTTTTACCTACCGTAAAGGAAGGATTATATTATTTACATACTTTAAAAACTCCTGATGCTGTAGTTTTTGGCGCTTTAGATTCATCAAGAGGCAGAAAAAAATTGTATGAATCTTTTAGTAAAGATTTTGCTAAAGAAAAAAATTACGAATTTTATACAAAAGTGGAAAATGATAAACAAATTTTTGTAATCTATAAGGATTACATAGACAAAGAGTATTTATTTGAAACAATTAAAAAAGTTGTGGATGAAAAATTTTAAACATGCTAATTTTTAGCATGTTTTTTAATATATAATAAATGAAAGTTTTAAATTATAAACAACTTCAATTAGCCGATGAATTTTTAAACTTGGTTTCAAATCAGGTTTTAGAAAAAACTAAATTTGCTTTACCAAAAAATACCTTTTTAGATAAATTAAAAATTCATAAAATCCTTATTAATCAAAACGAAGAAAAATTAGGTTTATTAGAAAAAATTACCGAAGAGTTAGTTAAAAATTCAAACTTAAATATAGGTGACGACCAAAAAACTATTATTTTACTTTGTGTGGCTGCTTTTTCCGCTTCTGAATTAGAAAATAGTAAATTCCTTATAGATAATAAAATTAAAAAAGCGGATTTTGAAACAGAGATTAAATCAGTTTTAGAGGAATTAAAATTACTTGGAATTGGAAATAATATAGTTAAAAATTTATCAAATTGCTTTAAATCCATATTTAAATTAACTAATTCTTTAGAATCCGTTTTAACTTTTGTAGAAAAATATAAAGTTCCTATAACAGAATTGGAGATTATAACAGATTACTTAAAAGATAAAGGGGCTGTAGTAAATAAAAATATGCCTAAATCTTCAAATGTCATGACGATAAATGAGTTTAACAAATAAACTAAAAAATTTGAATTAATATAATTAATAATAAAAAATTATTATATTAATTTATGACTATCGGCATTGAAAAGATTTTTTTTGGCTATATACTACAAAATAAGAAATACTTCCACATAATTGAACCTTATTTCTTCAAAAATAACGAAATACAATTCGTTTATAATGTAATTAGAAATTACATGCTTACTGATGGAGATATAGAAATTCCTTCTCCAAAACAAATACTTGAAATGGTAAGTCTTGAAGATAAAGAAGGCCTTATTACAAGGGACATACTTAAAAGTATGCTTACCGTTAATTTAGATGAATATGATGAAGTTAATTTCATTATACCAAGATTTAATGCTTGGATACTTTCTAACCGCTTAAAAGCGGGCACTGTTGACATTGTTGAAGAAACAAGAAACTTGGATGTCATTAATGATTTTGAAACTACATATCAAACTGCACAAAAAATTAAAGAAATAGTTGATAGTATGTCATCTGTTAATTTTATTAATGATGGAGATGGCATGGGTTCGGATTTTGATGATGTTGAAGCACACGTTCAAGATTCTTCAAAATTTAAAATAAAATCCGGTTTTGAAACGCTTGACCATATGTTAGGTGGTGGCTGGGATATAGGAACATTAAATATGTTAATGGGTGAGACAAATAGTGGAAAATGTTTTTTTGGTGATTCAAAACTGGAATTGAGAAATAAGAAAACTGGACAAATTATATATACAACCGGTGAAAAAATCTTTTCCAAAATTAGTCAGAGGCATAACAACTTTTAATATATAATGTATATAAAAAGAAAAATAAATTATGTCAACTAATATAAATGCAGCAAAGAGATATAAAGATATACCATTACCTTTTATATGCCCTTTAAATAATAGAAAATTTGATTCAACTAAAGGTATATCTATATATGTCACGAAAACACTTAAAATGGATCATAAAGAATACTATGATAAGTATATTAATCATAGAGATAAATCATGTTTCTTCTGTGGTAGTGAGGGGTTATTTATGTCTATTGGGAAAGGTTATAGAAATCTCTGTACTTCACAAGAATGTCTTAAAAAATCTTTTGTGTCTCATTCAATAGAAGGGATAATGTATAGAGAAATGATTTCAAGAGAAGAAGCCGAAATAAGATTTGATGAAGAAAATTCAAGACAATTGGAAAATAGGATGAAAACTTTCCAAGAAAGTAGAATTGAGGATAAAGATTGGGATAAAAAAAGAAGTAGAAATAACAAACTTTTTTGGATAGAAAAAGGTTTATCTGAAGAAGATGCTAAAATTAAAGCTTATGAGTCTATGAAAGATATTCATAGGAAAACTTCTATAAAGAAGAAATCTAATCCAGAATTGTATAGAGATAAATATACAACTAATATAGAATATTATTTAAAAAAAGGATATTCGGAAGAAGAAAGTTTAAAACTTTTAACCAAAAGACAAGCCACATTTTCACTTGAAATTTGTATTGAAAAATATGGGACAAAAGATGGTACAAATATTTGGATAGATAGACAAGAAAGATGGCAAGAAAGTCTATCAAAGAATGGTAATATAAAAGGCGGATATTCTAAAATTAGTCAGACATTATTTAATGAATTAGTTAAAAACTATAATGATGTCGAATTAGATAACATTTATTACTGGACTAAAAATAAGGAGTTTTTTATAAAAACAGAAAAATCTTTTTTGTTATATGATTTTACTGATATTAAAAACAAAAAAATTATAGAATATAATGGAGATCAATATCATGGTAATCCAGCGATTTATAATGATAACGATTTGCCACATCCATATAATAAATCAAAAGGATTTACTGCAAAATGTCTCTGGGAAAAAGATAAAATAAAAGTGGATATTGCTAAAAACAAAGGTTTTGATGTTTTAATTGTTTGGGAATCCGAATATAAAAAAGACAGAGAAGGAACAATAAAAAAATGTATAAATTTTTTAAAAAATGAAGAGAATTAATTTAGAAAAAATACTTGAGAATGGGTTAATAGGCAAAGAGGTTGATACATACTATTATGAAATAGAAAATAATAAAGTTGTAGGAAATATCTATCGTAAAAGTATAATACAGGATGTGTTTATTAATCGTGATAATCCAGAAGATATAGGTTTAACTATAACTGCATTATTGAAAAATGGTAAATCAATATTATTAGAGCCAGTTTATAATAACACAGAAGGTTATCGTGAATTTTAAATAAAAAATATAATTAAAAATGGAATTTGAAATAATAGAAGCAGATAGTTTAATAAACGGCAAATATGATAAAGTGTTATATGATAAATTTATTGAAGCATATGAGGTAGATGAGTATGAAGTTTTAACCCCTAACGGTTGGATTAACATAGAAGGCATCGGAAAAACTATTGAATATGAAGAGTATAAATTAATTACTTTTGAAGAAAAGGAATTAATCTGTGCAGATAATCATATATTATTTAGATGTGATAATTTGAATTTATTAAGTAAAAAATGTGACTTAACTGAAATTTTCTGCAAAGATCTTCATTTGGGAGATTTTATCATGACAAAAGATGGCCCAGAAATGATTATGGAATTATATAAAACTGGTAATAAATCCAATATGTATGATCTACAATTATCAGAAGGTTCTAATAAACAGTATTATACTAATGATATATTGAGTCATAATTCTTTATGGATGCAGAATTTAGCAGTATCTTCAGCTAATCAAGGTTATAACGTATTGTATATAACACTTGAAATGTCTGAAAGAAAAGTGCTTAAAAGATTAGGTTCTATGAGATTAAAAATTCCTATTAATGACTATGACACTGTATCGATGGATACAGAATTTATGAAGAAAAAAATAGATTCATTAAAAAAATCTGCAGGTGGTGGATCTGATTTATTTGAAAAAAAAGTTGGTAAAATTTATACCAAATTTTGGGCGGCTGGAACTGCAAATGTAAATGATTTTGATGCTTTCTTACAAAAATTAAAAGATAGAAAAGGTATTAATATTGATTTACTTATTGTTGATTATTTAACACTTATGGTGCCACCAAAAACAAATGGCAATGGTGATACTCTTTATACAAAAGGTAAATTACTTGCTGAAGGTTTAAGAGCATTAGGTTCTAAATGGAAAATGCCGGTAATAAGTGCTTTGCAAGTTGCTAAAGATGCTTGGAATGCAACTAATATATCGTTAGAATCTGTGCCAGAATCAAAGGCTATACCGGAAACAGCTGATAGCTTCTTCGCAATCATCCGTAATGAAGAAATGAAGAGGCAAAATTTATATAGATTAAAAATGTTAAAGCAAAGGGATGGTGATTTTTTAAAATCACAAATAAGAATTAATTTGAATCCAATATTTCTAACATTAGAAGGTGACCAATTTTTAGATGCTTAACCTTTTCAAATTTTTAATATATAATAGTTGGAAACTTATTATTTATTCTTAATATAATCCTTAAAAATAAAAATAAATTTAAAAATGAATACAAACCTATTTAATATCGATCCTGTGGATCCAATAGATCCAGATAAAGAAGAAAATGATATAGAGGATATAATAGAAGAAAATGATATAGAATTAGTATTAGAAATTGAGGATGAAGATTTAGAAGAAATCAACGAATATGAGGAAGATTTATCTGAAGATTCTGAATTATCTGACGTGATAGACGAAGAGGATCCTGTTATGTCAAAACATAAAATACAAGGAAAGCATAGCTTAAAATATGATTCTATTTTTAAAGGTAAAAAAGAAGATCCATTATTAGAAGATGAGTTTGATATGAATACGAATTATTATAATGAAAACTTTGAAGTAGATAAGGGTTCAATGTATTGGTTTGAGTCAATAGATAATGAAAATTATATTAAAGAGAAAAGAATTAAAGAAAAAGTTTATGATGTCCTCGTTAATAATACTGATTTAAATTTCCTAAATAATAGAAGAAAGCCTTCTAAATCTGATTTTAATAACTATTATTTCTTATTGAAAACACATTTAAAAGATGAAAGTTTTACAAATGTTGAACTTTTTAATGAATTAGCAGTATATTTTTCAGATAATTTATTTAATATGTTTAAATTATTAGATAATAAATGGAGAAATTTAATTATTGATGAATTACAAGAGCATATTGGAAAGTATAGTTCAAATCCCGAAGTCTCTTTGAGAAATATAAGTATTGGCACTGAAGTTGAATTCTATTGGATAGACGATATTACAAATCAAAGTTTAATTATAACTGGAGTTGTCCAAGAAATAGATTTAGATATAATTATTGTAGATTCTTATGAAAAAATTTATAATTTGGATATAAAACAAATTACGAAGATACTTAATAATACTAAGTTTAAATACAATCTAAATAAATTAAATAATATTGATTTTTTATAATTTGATTTTTGAAAAATTTTCAACATTTAAAATTTTAGATATAAAATTAATCAATATATAATTAACAATTTTTCAAATAATTGTTAATGGAAATTAAATTAAAAATAAACTAAAAGTTATGACAAAACAAATTTATGTTGTCAAGAGAGACAACAGGCGAGAGATTTTGGACTACGAAAAGATAAATAAAGTTCTTTTATGGGCTACGGAAGATATAAATAATGTTTCGGCATCTGACGTTGCTATGAATGCCAAATTACAAATTTATGACGGTATTACATCTATCGAAATACATAAGGTTCTTATTCAATCCGCTGTAAATATGATTACAGAAGAAACACCTAATTATCAATATGTAGCTTCTAAATTACTCAACTTCCTTCTAAGGAAAGAAGTATTTAATACTTACAGTACTTTTCCAAGGCTTAAAACATTTATAAAAGAAAATGTCGATAGAAATGTATATGATTCGGTTATTTTAACTAAATATTCTGAAAGAGAAATGGATAAAATAGAACAATTTATTAAACATAAAAGAGATGAAGATTTAACTTATTCTGGTATTCAACAATTAATGGATAAATATTTAGTTCAAGATAGAAAAACAGGCAAACATTATGAAACACCGCAGTTTATGTATATTTTAATTGCCATGACTTTATTTGCTAATTATTCTGGCGAAGATAGGTTAGATAAGGTTAAAAAATGTTATGAAATGCTTTCTTTACAAAAAATATCTCTTCCAACTCCAATTCTAGCTGGTGTTAGAACTCCTAATCGTCAATTCGCCTCTTGCGTTTTAGTTGATGTTGCTGATGATTTGGATTCAATTGCAGCTTCTAATCACGCAGTTTTAAGATATATCTCTAATAGAGCAGGTATTGGTTTAAACTTTCGTTTAAGAGCAATCGGTGCATCTGTAAATAATGGTGAAAAAATACACACTGGCATTATCCCATTCTTAAAAATGTTTGAATCTTCAGTTAAATCTTGCTCACAAGGTGGTATTCGTGGTGGTGCTGCAACTGCACACTATCCTTTCTGGCATAAAGAAATAATGGATATATTAGTATTAAAGAATAATGCTGGTAATGAATTGGCACGTGTAAGAAGAATGGATCATTCTATACAATTATGTAGATTATTCTATACACGATTTGTTAAGAAAGAAAATATTAGTTTATTTTCTGCAAATGATGTTCCAGATTTATATGAATGGTTTGGTTATGATAATGATAAGTTTGAAGAATTATATGTTAAATACGAAAATGATCCTACAATCAGTAAAACGACTATTGCTGCTGGTGAAGTTATGAATCTTCTTTTACAAGAAAGATTAGAAAATGGTAGAATTTATATTCAAAACATAGATAATGCCAATACACATTCAGCATTTTTGGATAAAATAAATATGAGTAATTTGTGCCAAGAAATAACACTGCCCTCTAGTCCTATTTATGATATAAATGATGGTAAAATTGTTAAAAGAAAAATTAAAATTAAAAAAGAAGATTTTAATAAATTTAAAGAATTATTAGGTAATAATAAAGAAATAAAAATTAAAGGCGAATAATACACATAGAGATAGATTATTTAAATAGTTGTTCTGATTTAAGTTTATATAATGATTATATAGAATATAATGGAGAAAAATATACAAAAGAATACCTTATTGGTATAACAAAAATAAATTATTATTAGAAGTTCATAACAGAAATTATTATTTAATAAAGCATATTGAAACAAATATACAATTTAAATCTGATATTCCTCTGGGTGTAATTAGAAAAAAATTAAAAGGTGGATTTGGTAAATTAATATGGAGTTTTAATGAAATTTCTTACGAAGAATTCCTAAAAAAAGAAATAGAATATTATGATGGAAAAAATGAAATTTGTGGAAACACAATACGAGAATATTGTTCAATTTTGTAATACTGACGAAGTTGAAAGTGATGAATATGTTTATATAGAGCAAGATTTTGAATATGTTTATGGTGATAAACCTGGGGAAATTCCACTTTGCGTATTAGCAGCATTTAATTTAGGAGCAATTAAATCATTAGATGAATTAGAAGAAATGGCAGAATATGCAGTTAGAATACTTGATTTCGTAATTGATATGCAAGATTATCCAGTTCCAGCTGCTAAAAAAATGTTAAAGAGACGTTCTATTGGTGTAGGTGTGACTAATTTTGCCTATTGGTTAGCAAAGAATAATTTAACTTATACTAATGATAAATCATTGGTTGAAATTGATAGATTATTTGAATATGTGCAATACTATTTACTAAAAGCTTCTAATAAATTAGCAAAAGAATTTGGTCCATGTGAATTATTTGACAGAACTAAATATTCAAAAGGATTGCTTCCAATAGATCATTATAATAAAAATGTTGATACATTAGTTAAGAGAGATTTAGAATTAGATTGGGAAAATTTAAGAGCAGATATTTTAAGAGATGGATTAAGAAACTCAACTTTAACTGCACAAATGCCAACAGAATCATCAGCAGTTGTATCAAATGCTACTAACGGAATTGAAGCGCCGAGAAAGTTAATTACTACTAAAAAATCTAAATCAGGTGGTCCATTACCATGTGTTGTTCCAGAAATGAATAAATTAAAGAATAAGTATCAATTTTCATATGAATTTGATAATACTGCAATGAATAAGGTTGTATCTATTATACAAAAATGGTTTGATCAAGGTATATCTGTAAATCATTATTACGATAAACGTGTTTATTCAGATGGAAACATACCTCTTTCTGAAATGGCAAAAGATATACTAAATTTCTATAAATGGGGTGGTAAGCAGATTTATTATGCAAATAGTAAAGATTACAAATCGGATAAATTAGAAGATATGATAATATCAGAAAAGGTAATCAGCAAGAATGACGAAGCAAACATGGAATTAGAAGATCCTAATATTGTTGGTTGCGAAGGGGGAGCGTGTCATTTATAATAAATATCATATTATATATATAAATGGTAAAGAAATAGACAGCAAAATTAAATTATCATCTTTAATTAAGAAAATTGAAAAAATTGAATTAATTAAAGATGATAATTTTTTAATTGAAGAATATTATGGTATTAAATATAAAAAAAAGAAAAATTCCTAAAATATTTGGGTTATGATATCTTAGAAAAAGCACCATATGATGGTATTAATCCTTTAACTGGAGAAAAATGATCTGCACTGGGTATAGAGCCATTAAAAATGATACTAATTTAGATGTGGAAAAAGCATTTAAAAACGAATTAGAAATAAAGTTTAAAAAACTTTTGTATATCTAATAACACATATTAAATATTAAAAATTATCTGAAATAATTTTTATTTCAGACATTTTTTCTTATCTTTGTAACTCTATGATTAGTATAATATCATTCTTTTTATGTTTATATTTTTATATTATTTATGATAATAAAAAATATAAACTTTACTTTAAAGCTATAATATTCATTTTATGGTTAAGTTCTGTTGTATTATACTATATAACAAAATAAAAAATTAAAATATGCATAAAATAATTAATACAGACAACACGATTGACTATACTAAAATTCCAGTATTTTTTGGAAATGATGGCATGTCTTTACAGAGATATGATAAATTTAAATATCCTGGATTTTTTGAATTATTTAAAAATCAAATCAATTCATTTTGGCTCCCAGAAGAAGTTGATCTATCTAAAGACCGTTTGGATTATAAGTCATTGACAGAAAATGAAAAATTTATATTTACCTCTAATTTAAAGTATCAAATACTTTTAGATTCTATTCAAAGTAGAGGAATTCCTAACTTAACTGAAGATCTTTCTAATCTTGAAGTGGAGGCATTTTGTTCGGCTTGGGCGTTCTTTGAAACTATACACTCATACGCATATACATTTATTATAAAGAATGTATATCATAACCCAGGTGAAGTATTTGACAATACTTTAAATGATGAGGAAATTTTAAAAAGGGCATCTTCTGTTACAAAATATTATGATGAATTAATTAATTCATTTGGTGATTTTGAGTATGAAAAAAAGAAAAAGTTATATTTAACTTTAATGTCTGTCAATATACTTGAAGGCATTCGTTTCTATGTAAGTTTTGCTTGCTCTTATGCTTTTGCCCAGAACGGCAAAATGGAGGGTAATGCTAAAATTATTTCCTTAATTAATAAAGATGAAAATTTACATTTAGGTTTTACTCAAAAGATGTTAAGAGACCTTCGTAATAGAGAAGATGAAGGTTTTCAAGATGTAATTAAAGAATTGGAGCCAGTTGTTACTCAAATGTTTAAAGATGCGGCTGAGGAAGAAATGCAGTGGGCTGATTATCTTTTTAAAGATGGTTCTATGCTTGGATTAAATGCTGATATTTTGAAACAATATATGATGTTTTTATGTAATCAGCGAATGAAATCAATTGATTTGGAACCTATCTTCGAGAAGGTGAATAATCCTATCAATTGGATCAATGCTTGGACTAATTCTGGTGGCATTCAACCCGCTCCGCAGGAAACAGAGCTGGAATCATACAACAAGGGCGCAGTCAAAGCGGATTTAAACGACACGGATTTTAGTGATTTTGATTTTTAATTTTTAAAACCGCTTACAAAAATAAGCGGTTTTTTATTTTTATTATATTTAATATATAATTTATGTTAAAGTATAATGATTATTTATTAGAATTAGAATTTAAAAAATGGGAAACACTATCTGAATTTACTAACGAGGGATTTGATAGTTTAGTAGATAGGATTGAAGTTTTTTTAGATAAAGAATATGAAGTAGATACTTATAAATTTGAAGAAGTAGTAACTAATTTATTTAAAAAATTTAAAGGAAAGTTAAAAATTTTAACTATAATTGCTTCTCTATTACTTGGTTCCTATATAGGTATATCTAAATTATCTACTTTAATGAATAAGGCTGGGGTAGAAAAAACACAACAACAAGATATTATAAAGATAGCAGAAAAAGAAAAAGTACATCATACTGTCAAAAAAACTAAAAATGAAATACATAAATTTCTAAAAGCATTAGCAAATAAAGAATCAACATCTAATCCAAAAGCAATTAATAGATTAGGATATATTGGTAAGTATCAGTTTGGACATATGGCTTTGCAAGATTTAGAATTAGATGATAAAATAAATACACATAAATTTAAGAGAAATCCAGCAATATTTCCAGAAAAAATGCAAGATAAAGCTATGGTTAATTTGCTTAAAATTAATAAAGATTATTTAGGTAATTATATAAATAAATATGAAGGCAAAAATATAGCAGGTGTAGATATAACAAAATCTGGATTATTAGCTGGTTCTCATTTGGTAGGTGCTAGTAATGTTAAAAAATTTTTAGATTCTAATGGGTCATTTATACCAAAAGATGCAAATGGTGTGCCTGTTACAGAATATATTCAACATTTTGGAGGTTATAATCTAACTTTTTAAAATATAATTATATAAGGGTTATGAGCAAAAAACATTTTTTAAACGAATTATATTATTCTACCAATTTCGCCTTAGAAATTGATTCGGATGATACAAATTATCATAAATCAATTGATTTTTCAAAACAAGTGGTTATTTCTTTATCTAAAACAAAAAATAACAAACTACTTACTATAATAAGTAATATAGACACTTGTAAAGAAGATTTAGATAGAATTGCCAAAATTATAAAATGTAATTGTGGAACTGGTGGTAATGTAAAGGATGGAGAAATCCTTATACAAGGAGACTTTCGTGAGAAAGCTTATAATGTTATCAAAAAACTTGGATTTGATAATATCAAGAAATAATAATTAATGATGCCAATTGGTGTTTTAGATATTTTAGATAGTTTAACTAATCAAAAAATTATTCCGGTAAAAGAATTACCTACACAAGGTCTCTTTTATCCAAAAGACTTTACTTTAACAATTAAGAAGGCTAGTTCAGATGATATTCTTTTATATAATTTTAATTATATAAAAGATGATATAAGCACAATTCTTTATGAAACTAAAAGGATAATAAAAAATAATCTTATTTTATCTAAGAATTATAAATATGAAGATATAAAATCTAATGATTTGTTATATATTTTCTTTGAAATAGTAAAATTTACTATGGATAAAGATATATTAGTGCCATTTAAAGATATTTTTGAAAATATATGTTATGTACCTTTTGATTCTAAACATTTTAACTATTTTAACTACGATAAATTAGGTTGCGTTTATAACGCACAGACTCTTGAGTTTGAAAAATATGGTTATAGATTTTCTTTACCTTCAGTTGGTGTTGAAAATTGTTTAGTCGATTATTTATATAAATTAAATGGTGAAGATTTGAAAAAGAATTATGATTTTTTATTTTTTCTTGGAAATAAAAATTATCTTTCCGATAAAGAAATAGCAAATTTAATTACTATATTTACTGATGATTTAGATGATAAAGAAAAACAAAAAATTAAAGAAATAATTGATTTAATTTATCCAGCAATTAGTTATACACTTAAATTTAATAATAAAATTATTGAATTGGACCTAAAAATTGATTTTGAAACACTTTTCATGTAGTTGAGATTTTATGATATATAAAGATAATGAATCAAGATTATCTTAATAAAATTATAAATGATGATTGTTTAAATATACTTTCTAAAATTGAATCTAATTCAATAGATTTGATTTTAACTGACCCGCCATATCTTATTTCAAGAGATTCTAATTTCTCAAAAGGTTCTATAAATAAGAAATTCAATGTTATTTCAATTGACTTTGGTGAGTGGGATAAACAAGAATTAGATTTTCAAAAACTTTTTATAGAATGGAAAAGAGTATTGAAACCTGGTGGAACACTGATTATATTCTACGATATTTGGAAATGTAATGAATTAAAAGATGCCGCAGAAAAAAATGGATTTAAACAACCAAGGGTTTGTCAATGGGTTAAAACTAATCCAGTCCCGATTAATTCAAAAAATAATTATCTCTCCAACGCTATTGAATTTTTTTTCACCTTTGTTAAAGTGGGTAAACCTACATTTAATTCAACATATGATAAAGGAATTTATAATTATCCAATTTGCCATGGTAGAGAAAGAACCGAGCATCCAACTCAAAAACCATTATCTCTAATTAAAGACTTAATTTCGAAACATTCAAAAGAAGGAGAAATTATATTGGATACTTTTGGAGGTAGTGGCACAACTGCTGTAGCTGCTATTGAAACTAAGAGAAATTTTATTTCAATAGAAAAAGATGAATGGTATTGTAAATTATCTAAAGATAGAATTAAACTTCTGAATAAATCAGAAATATATAAATAAAAAATTAAATTATGATAAAAATTAAAAATGCTCAATTAAATAACGATGCCGTTGCTGCATTAAATAATTTAATAGAAATGGATATCAAAGCAGGTGCTGCATTTAAATTAATGAGAATTATTAAAGAAATATCAACACTTGTTGAAGATAAATTGAAAATGGAGCAAAAAATACTCGATAAATATTTAGAGAGAGGATTAGATGGGCAGCCATTGCCAGTTTATGATGAGAATAATAAACAAGTTGAAGGTGCGGTTAAAATAAAAGATATAAATGCATTTCAAGATGAGATGCAGTCTTTATTAACTTCCGAAACCTCATTAAATTTTGAGCCTATTCCATTTGAAGATTTAGGTCTTGAAACTATTAAAATAAAAGATTTATTAAAAATTGATTTTATATTTTCATAATGGCTAAACTTGATTTAGATAAATATTACACAGATAAATTAATTGCTAAATGGTGTATAGATAAAACATTAAAAATTATAGGAAATGAAAATATTTCAGAAATAATAGAACCATCAGCAGGAGATGGTTCTTTTAGTTCTCAGATAAATTGTATTGCGTATGATATAGCACCAGAATCAAATAATATAATAATGCAAGATTATTTAGAATTAAATATTAATTATTTAAAAGGAAGATTAATAATTGGAAATCCACCATTTGGTTTAAGAATGAATTTGGCTCAAAAGTTTTTTAAGAAATCTATTGAAATTGCTGATTATATTGCATTTATTTTACCAATAAGTCAATTGAATAACACTTCTTCAATGTTTGAATTTGATTTGGTTTTTAGTGAGGATTTAGGCAAAATTAATTTTTCTGATAGAAAATTACATTGTTGTTTTAACATTTATGAAAGACCTCAAAATGGTTTGAATCGGAAACAATCCGATAAATTAAATGATATTGCTATTATAAGACAAGATGCAAAAAATTATAATAATTTAAATTTTGATTTAAGAATGTGTTACTGGGGTAATGGCTCTGCTGGAAAAATTCTTCAAGAAGGAGAATCATATTCGGGAGAATATAAAATACAAATCAAAAATTTAGAGTTAAAAGAAAAAATTATTGAAGTTTTATCTAATATTGATTGGAAAAAAGAATTAAATTTTATAGCTATGTTGCGAATTAAGCAATATAATATAATTGAAGTTTTAAAAAAATATATACCAGATATTAAGTAATAAAGATTTAATATATAAAGAAAGAAATTAGTCTTAAAAATGTCATCAACATATTCGATAAATCCTGGAACTCCAACAGAAGCTTTTAAATTAGCTGATATTAATTCAGTATTAAATGAATTGCCTGATAATACGCAGAAATTAATTAATCCACACGATATTAGAGATGCTGTTTATACATCCTGGGAGAATATTATATTTAAGCCTACTACCAATAATGCCGCCATTGAGTATGTTGGTATAGATAAGACTAACTTTTATGAACAGATATTTCTTGGTAAAAAACAAATATCTGGAGTAGATGTTTTAAGTGCTAATTTATTAAATTCCGATGTTGATATATTCTTATATAATACCAAAACTGATGTTGATTTAGCCAATCAAAATACAAGAATAGGATTTTTAGCTGGCGCAGATACTTCTTTATTCTATTACGGCTCAACACTTTCAACGCCTTTAATTGAAAGTAAAGTAGTTGTAACTACTGGTGGAAATGTTATAGATTTAGATATTAAAAATTTTTCCTATGTAACTTCTGGTTTAACTTCTTACGGTGGTAATATTAATATTTATAGCAATTATGGATATGTTGCTTTGAATGGATTATTTTTTCCAACATTAACACAAAATTCAGGAATTACACCTGGATATATATTGACTTATCAAAGCGGTGGTTATTTACAATGGAGCCCAAATACTGTTACTGTAACTTCAATAAGTCAATCAGGTACATTTTCTATTTCTGCAAATCCTCTTTATATAAATGGTTATAATGCGATGTTTAGCAGTAATGTGCCTACACCAACCGCGTTTGGTGGTATAGCAGCTGGTAGCACTTTTAGCAATGTTGCTGTGACAGAAATAATAAGACAAATGTTGTATCCTTATATACAACCTACTTTAAGTCTTACTGCTTATACACCAATTGTTGAAGCATCAAGTAATACTATAACTTTAACATTTAGTTATACAATAACTAAATATGTTGCTAATTCTTCGATTAGTAATATTTATAGCACACCTATTTTTACTAGTTCTGACTTGACAACTGCAAAAACTTATTTGAATGCTGCGCCAACAACACCAAGGATTTATACCGGCACAGCTTCTTATAATTCTGTTGTATCTGGTCCTTTAAGCTTTACATTATCAGTTAATGATGGTACTGCAACTTATTCAACTAATTCAGTTGTCATACCAGTTTATCCTATATTTTATGGGACAACTACAGTTGCTACTAGTTCTCAAACAGGTGTTCAATCTATCTTAGGCACATTTAGTAAAATTTTAAATATTAATCCAAATCAAACAATTTCATTAAATGGTAATGGAGTTTGTATTTATTATTTAGTGCCTCAAATTTATAATATAAGTGGAAGTATGTCTGGACTATATTCCGGATATTCAGCTTCGTTAAATCAAAATTTGGTATTTAGAGGAAATGGAACCCCATTTACTATGTCGCTAAATTCGCCAGATAGTATTTGGTCTAGTATTATTTATAATTGTTATATATATTCACCAAATGGAATGCCAACAATAACTACAATTGGAAGTTATCCGTTATATTCAGCAACTTACCAATTTTTATTTTAAAAAATAACTAACTAAAATGTCAATACCATTAATAACAAATTTTACGATAAATCAAAACTCCCCAATAGATGATAGATTAGTTGTTACTAACTCTTCATCAAGAGATTCTATTGTTTATAAGTATGATGGTTTAACTATCTTTAAAACCGATGACAGAACAAATTGGATTTATAATGCAAATTCTGCTACATGGAGTAATATTTTGTTCGGCAATGGCATATATGGTGGTAATGGTGCTCTAAATGGGGATACATATATTTTTACGGGTAATATGCCTAATACTTCTGGATCTATTTCAAATAGATTAATATTATCTGCTTCTAGTTCTGTTTCTGGCATATATTTTAGTTCATATTTCAATAGAACTGTATTTGGTTCAGATTGGCAAAATGTTCAGTATATTATGCAGTATTCTCATGACTCAAATAGTAACAATAATGCTTATATCTCTTTTAACCCAAGCGATCCATTTGGTTTATCTATTGGTGGTATAGATTTTGGAACTTCGAATACAAGAAGATTTACAATTACAAATAATGGAATAATAAGATTATGGAGCCCAACATATTCTATTGATTTAAATTCTTCTAATATAATGGCAAATAATATTTATTATTTACCAAATAAAACTGGAACATTAGCAATGACTAGTGATGTTAATACATTAGCTGCAACTGTTTCTATGTTATCATTACAGAGCATAACATCTGTAGGAGCAACATCCTCATATCCAATTACAATAAATAATATGGTAGAAATGACATCATCATATGTTACTTCTACATTTAGTGTTGGTAATTATTTAAATATAATTCCAAGTAATAATCAGAGTATCTATTATATAGATTCTTATAATTATATAATAAAAGGCATTGCTACTGGTATAATTTATATACATAATCTTTCACCTACAGGAGCATCGTCACAAACATATGGTAGTATTGCTGTTCCGGCAAATAGTTATATTTATGTAGAATTTATATATAATTCAATTTGCTATTATTCAACCTCGCCTTTTGGTTCATCACTAAGCTGGTATAGACAAAATAAAATAGTCTATACACTAACAGTAGATTCTCTTGGTAATATTACAATTGCAAATTCTTCTTCTATTTATTCATATAATAATGATACTGTACATTCTATAGGACAGGATGGTATAATTGATGTATCAAATGTTTATACTATTAAATTTAAACAAATTGTAAATACACCACCACCATCAACTAATTTTGATATACATTCTAAAGTAGATTATAATATTTTTGTTTCTACAAGATAATAAACCAATAATTAAAATAAATGAAAGAATCATTACGAAGATTATAAGAATCATTATTATATCTAATAATAATTCTATTTTCGTCTATTATAGTTTCTAAAACTTCTATTTGATCATCTTTTCTTATTTCTAATTCTTTTCCGGTTTTAGTATTAAAAGCATATATTTTATCTTTGATTGCTTTATAAATGCCTGGTTCTATATTTAAGAATTTTCTAAAACTATTTATAAGAATACCTTTTAATCTTATTTGCCATTCTGGTGCTTGTGTTAAATTAAAATCTTTAAATACATCTGGAGAATTAAATTTTGGTTTTAAACTTAAAATTTTGTAAATAACACCATTATACTCTTTTTCACCAATTCTGAAAGTTAAATAAACATCATAATCAACATTTGCTGGCACAATTCTTAAGACATTCATAGATTTTGGATATTGGTCTTCTAAAGATAAACTACCTTTTAGAGAACGATAAGCAGCTGAATTAGATAAAGAACGCATAATAGTATTTAATCTAGATACACCACTCCTAATATCATCTTGTTGTCTATCAAAAGCATTAACACTTAAAGAATTATCAGGAGCTAAACCTATAGAAACATCGGTATTATCGCTATTAAATCTTTGTAAATTAAATTCAGAAAATTCGCGGATTAAATTGTAACTATTATAATGTTTTAAATATTTCATAAGGTATATATTAATTTAATAAATTAATATATACCTTATGAAATATTTAATAAAATTTAATGAAGCAGAACAACCTAAGATTTTATCAAATGATAAGATAGAAGAGATAAATAAGGATATTTCTTTATCTTCATCAGAATTGGATCAAATATTAGAAAAATATAATAAATTTTATAAAGAAATAGAGCCATTTACCACTAAAAAAACAACTAATAATCAAATAGATGATGCTTGGGTTAATTTAAAAACTTTTATAGATAAAATCTATGAGTCAAAAGTATTATTATCATTAATTTCTAATAAACTAAAAGATTATTCAGAAGAAGGTGAAAAATATTTAAATTAATATGAAATGGCTTAAAAAATTTGAAGCTTATAATAATTGTCCTAATTTAGAATTAACTGACGAAATTATCAGGTATGTTAATAGTTTCGATACTGATGAAGAATTACTAAGATCTGGTGGATTACCTAACGAAATGATTGATAGATTAGCTTACGGATTTTCTGAAAATGATATTAAAACTATTTCACCATCTAAATTACACATAAAATGGAAAGATGATTTAGAAAATGTTAAATGGGAGCAAGAAAAAAGTGGCTTATCAAAAAAATTATGGGCTTCTAGAATAAATCTTTCAGAACCAATAGATATTTCTTTTACAAACAATAAATTTTATATAGAAGATGGTCATCATAGATACTGGGCAGCTAAAATTTTAAATAAGGAATTAAAAGTGAATTTGGAAATAAAAGACAATCCTATTAAAAAATTAACTGATTTAGGTTATGATAATTTTCATAGGTGTATTTTTATGCAAGTTAAAAATAATATATAAATAATGAATAAATTTACATTTATAGTTGAAGGTGATAAAAATAAATTAACACCAGATCAAGAGTTAGAAAATTTTTGGAATGAATATCACGGAGATAAAAGAGCAACTGAGATTGATTCTTTCGAATTCTATCATAAGGCAAGAGAAAGAGGTTTTGAAGGAGAACTTATTAAAAATTTTTTAAATAAAAAATAAAATAAATATGGAAAAATTTAGTGATTTTAAAATAATAAAACCAATTTTAATAAAAGAAGATGCTGAAACACCAGTTGATATGGCTACAGCAGTAAACACAGCAGTTATACCACAAAATAATCAGGTTACTCAATCAGAGCCAGCTAAATTTGTTTCAAAACTTTTTGAATCAAGAGAAATGGCTCATATTTATCACTTACAGATAAAAGGTGAAGGTTCTTATGCTGGTCATAAAGCATTAGATGAATACTATTCAGGTATATTAGATTTAATAGATGAGTTTATTGAGACATATCAGGGACAATATGACATAATCGAACATTATGATCAGATTGATACAGATGGTACTAAAACAGTAGATAAAATACAATATTTTATAGATTTATCTCAATTTATTAAAGATACACGATATACAGCTATTTTAGAAGAAGATTCTCATTTACATAATATAATTGATGAAATGGTGGGACTTATTTATAGAACCACATATAAGCTTAAGTATTTAAAATGAGTGAATATTTTATTTATAGACATTTAAGATTAGATACAAATGAGGTTTTTTATATTGGTAAAGGTAAATATAAGAAATCCTACAAAAATATTTATCACCGAGCATACGACAAACATAATAGAAACAATTATTGGAAAAATATAACCAATAAAACTAATTATGAGGTTGAAATTGTTATAGATAATTTAACATCGGACAAAGCAAATAACAAGGAAATTGAGTTTATAGAATTATACGGAAGAATTGATTTGAATAAAGGAACTTTAGTAAATATGACAAATGGTTCAGATGGAAATAATGGTATAATATTTACCGATTTGCATAAAAATAAAATTAGTGAATCTAATAAAGGCAAAAAACATACACCAGAAATAAAAGAACACTTATCGAAAGTAAATTTTGGTAAAAAACATACTGAAGAAACTAAACAAAAGATAGGGAAAATACATAAAGGTAAAAAATTAAGCCAGGAAACTAAACAAAAAATTAGTGAATCATATAAAGGTAAAGTCTCTGTTGTAGAACACACTACAGAAACTAAGATAAAGATTTCTAATTCACTAAAAGGACATATTTCGCCAAAGAGAAGAAAAATTATTTGTATAGAAAATAATATAGTATATAATTCTATTACCGAGGCATCAAAATTGTTAAATATAAGTCAAGGTAATTTATCTGAGTTTCTTAAAGGGAAAAGAACACATGTAAGTGGATTGCACTTTACATATATTTAATATATACAGAAAATAAATAAAATAATGAAATATTTAAAAATATTTGAAGAATATAACGACCAAACGGATTACTCTAAATTTCAAGACAAAGTTGAAGCAATAAAAAAGTATGAAGGTGAAAGTATGTTTCCATTAGGAAAAATACTTAGAGTATCTTATTCTAATTTGGTCAAACTTTGATTTTAAGATTAACTGGTGATGTTCCAACTAATTTTGAAGAAGCACAAATAGTAATTGTTCACCCTGATTCTGATAATGGCGGCTGGGTAGGAGTTGGTAATATAGGATTTATATTACAAGGCTCTGGTGTTGACATATCGCATATTACTTTACCAGAAAAAACAGTAGAATTAATTAAAAAAATTTATCAAGAATACACTGGCAAATTATGTAATATAAGATTTAAAACTGGTGTAAATATAACTAAAGACAAAGATGCTACACAATTTGCTCAACCTGGTTTTTATCAAAAAGAAATAGAAGATGCAAAAAGATATAAATAAAAAGTCGCTCAATTTGAGCGACTTTTTATTATTTTTTATTTTTTATCAAAACTTCATCTACCATACCATAAGCCTTGGCTTCTTCTGCTGTCATCCAATAATCTCTATCTGAATCTTTTTCAACTTTTTCGAATGGTTGTCCGGAATGAGAAGATATAATATTATATAACTCTTTTTTGAGTTTATTTATTTCTCTTACGGAGATTTCCATATCAGATGCC